CAAGACTCATCTGTCCCCAATACAGTCCGAACAGTGCCAGACTCACCTTTTAATAAACCTGATACGCTTAACTTCGATGCAGAATGATGCGGAAGTAAAACAGACCCCACGAGGGGTCGGGCTAATTGGTAGTATTGAGCCTAGAATCCACACACCTTTACTGAATGCTCCGTCAAAAGCGCAAGAGGTAGCTGATCTGGCTACGAAGATTATGATGCCTCTTGTGCCTTGGCAGCGGTGGGTGCTAAATGATTTATTATCCATAGACGATGCACAGAATTGGCGTAAGAAAACAGCTTTAGTGCTTGTAGCTAGACAGAATGGCAAGACCCACCTAGCACGTATGTTAATTCTTAGCCATCTATTTTTATGGGGTAGTAAAAACGTTTTAGGCATGTCATCTAATCGAAATATGGCATTAGATACATTTAGGCAAGTTGCTTACACAATAGAAGACAATCAATTCTTAAAAGACCAGGTAAGACAGATCCGACTAGCTAACGGCCAAGAATCAATAACCCTGCTCAATGGTGCAAGGTATGAGATAGCAGCGGCTACCAGAGATGCGCCCCGTGGTAAGACTGCAGATTTTCTTTACATTGATGAGCTAAGAGAGTGGACTGAAGAATCATTTACAGCTGCATTACCGGTAACTAGGGCAAGACCTAACGCTATGACACTAATGACTAGCAACGCTGGTGATGGATTTAGTAGTGTGCTTAATTCGCTCCGTGAGCGCTGCCTATCATACCCACCTGACAATTTAGGATTCTATGAATACAGTGCGCCACAGCATTCTAAGATTACAGATCGTAAAGCCTGGGCTATGGCTAATCCAGCATTAGGTCATTTAATAACTGAGCAGACACTTGAAGAATCTGTAAGTACAAACAGCATAGAAGCTACAAAGACCGAGATGCTTTGCATGTGGGTAGATTCTACTGTCAGCCCCTGGGTATATGGATCTATTGAGCAGTGCAGTGATGGCAACTTAGAAATACCTGTCGGGCCACAAACAATTATGGCATTTGATATTGCACCTACTAGAAGATCTGGCGCTTTAGTTATGGGCCAAGTACAGGATGGCAAAATAGCAGTCGGACTTGCACAGCTTTGGCATAGCGATATAGCAATAGATGAAATTAAGATGGCAAGTGATATAAATGAGTGGGCTAGAAAATATCACCCAAGCACTATCTGTTATGACAAGTACGCCACGCAAACTATTGCTACAAGACTCGAACAAAGCGGATGGCGCATGGTTGATGTGTCAGGTCAGGCATTTTACCAGGCATGCTCAGACCTTGCCGATGGCCTGGCTAATAATCGAGTAGTCCATTCTGGTCAAGCAGAGCTAGTACAGCATTTAAATAATTGTGCTGCTAAGACTAATGATGCTGGCTGGCGCATAATACGTAGAAAATCCGCTGGCGATGTCACAGCCGCTATATCACTGGCTATGGTTGTAAGTCAATTAACAAAACCTCAACAAACCGCACAAATCTTTGTCTAATTTGCACCATTAGTCCGATTTATGGTATAAAGTACCTATATGGGTCTATTGTCTGCTTTAGGTATAAACAAAAAAACTGATAATCTACAAGCGCAATACGCCCCTGCCGTTATGGGCGATAGCATCATTGGTTTTGGTTACAACACGTTTGGTGCAGGTCCTATGGATCGCACACTTGCTTCCCAGGTACCCGCAGTTAATAGATGTGCCAATTTAATAAAAGGCGTCATAGCATATTTACCATTAGAGCTGTACAAAAAATCTACAGGCGAAGAATTAGCCAAGCCACTCTGGTGTGATCAACCAGATATACGACAGCCACGATCCGTCACTATCTCATGGACTGTCGATAGCCTTATATTTTATGGTGTTGCATATTGGCGTGTTACAGAAGTTTATGCAGATGATTTAAGACCATCACGATTTGAATGGGTTGCTAACACTCGTGTAGTTGCACAATTAAACCCACAAGGCACAGAAGTTTTGTATTACACATTAGATAACGAAAAATTACCAATGACTGGTATTGGTTCATTAGTTACATTCCAAGGATTAACACAAGGCGTATTACAAACTGCAGGCCGTACAATACAAAGCGCATTAGATATAGAAAAGGCTGCAGCTGTAGCATCACAAACACCTATGGCAACAGGATTCCTAAAAAACACTGGTGCAGATATGCCAGAAGCACAAGTACAAGGATTATTGGCAGCTTGGAAGCAAGCACGTCAAAATAGAAGCACAGCATACCTAACTAGCACACTATCTTATGAGACTGTTGGATTTAGCCCTAAAGATATGATGTATAACGAGGCTTCACAATATTTAGCAACACAAATTGCACGAGCTATGAACGTACCTGCTTATTATATTTCTGCAGATATGAATAACAGCATGACTTACCAGAATATTATTGATGGCCGGAAAGAATTTGTTGCTTATTCTCTACAACCTTATATCTGTGCTATTGAGGATCGCCTTAGTATGAATGATATAACCGCTAATGGCCATACTGTGCGCTTTAACATTAGTGAGACATTCTTACGATCAGATGACAAAGCAAGATTAGAGACTATTGAGAAGATGCTTGCACTTGGCCTTATTGATATAGAAGATGCAAAAGAGATGGAAGACCTAACACCTAACGGAAATGAGAGCGGCGATGTTACTTACGTTCAGTAGTCAAATAGAAAGCGCAGACGGCGAGCGTAGAGTTATCGCTGGCAAAATTGTGCCATTTGAGACACCAGGTAACACCAGTGTCGGCAAAGTTGTGTTTGCTAAAGGATCAATCGATGTAGGCGATCCCGGCAAAATCAAGATGTTAATGCAACACCGCAACGATAAGCCTATTGGCCGTATGCAAAAGTTTAATGAGGCAGAAGATGGTATCTACGCTAGCTTTAAGATCAGCGCAAGCATGCAAGGATCAGATGCGTTAATGCTTGCATCAGAGCAGTTAATAGATGGCTTATCTGTAGGCGTAGATGTAATTAAATCATCACAGAAAAAAGATTATATTTATGTAACTAAGGCGATGCTTAAAGAAGTAAGCCTGGTTGAATCACCAGCATTCACAGAAGCACAAGTAACTAAAGTTGCCGCTAGCGAAGGCGAAGCGGATGCAACAATCCAACCAACTACGGAAAGTGAGGCACAAGTGGACAACACCACCGAGCCAACAGCAGTGCCAGTGGTAGAGGTTGCTCCAGTAGAGGCTGCACGCCCAACAATCAGTGCATCATTCTATACAGAGCCTCGCTCACCAATCAGAACACAAGCTCACATGCTAGAACACAGCATCAAAGCAAAATTAGGTAATCACGAATCAGCAACATGGGTAATGAAGGCAGAAGCAGATGTAGCAAAGTACGTAACTGCTGCAGACGATTCATTTACAACTAACCCAGCATTTTCTCCAACACAGTTTGTACCTACAGTAGTAGACACCCTTATTGGATCTAGACCGGCAGTGGATGCGATCGGGTCACGGGCCTTGCCTGCAGCTGGAATGACAATTTCAGTTCCAAAGATAACTACATCTGGAACAGTTGCTTTAACTGCAGAAGCAGCAGCACCATCTGAGACAGGTATCGTATCTTCATACGTAAACCTAACTGTTAAGAAGTATGCAGGATTACAACGCTACAGCTTAGAAATCTTAGAGCGCAGCTCACCAGAGTTCTTTGCAGCCATGATCGATAACATGACACGTGCTTACAACAAAGCAACAGATGCAGCAGTAATTGCAGCATTAACAGCAGGCGGCACAGCAGCTACAGCAGTAGCAGCAGATTCAGCAGGAATTATTTCCTACGTATCAACAGAAGCACCAGCTGCATACCTTGCAACAGGTGAGTTAGCAACTAAGTACATCGCTGGTACATCACAGTGGTCACTACTACTTGGCGCAACCGATACAACAGGTCGCCCAATTTACAATGCTGCTAATCCAATGAATAACGCTGGATCTTCAGTACCAACATCACTACGTGGTAACGTATTAGGTCTAGATCTATACGTAGATCCAAACGCAGTATCAACTACTATCGATGAGTCAGCATTTATTGTTGTACCTTCATCAGTATCAATTTACGAATCACCAATCCTACGACTATCTGTAAATCAGCCAGCAACTGGCGAGATTGAGACAGCACTATATGGCTACATGGCCGTTGGTGTATTGGTCGCTGGTGGCGTTCGCCGCTTTAACCTAACGTAATAAGTTAGTCAATTTAGTAATCCTCTGGGGTTTAGTAGCCCTAGCCCCAGGGGAGTTTTTTTAGAGAGGAATCTATGGCCGCTGTAATGGTTACCCAAGCCGAGTTACGTACTAACCTTGGTATAGGCACTCTCTATTCTGACGCTACCGTGGAAGAATGCTGCCAATCAGCAGAAGACCTAATCGCTGGTTACCTTTGGCATAACGATGCCCCAGTAGTAGCTACATCTATCAGCAATAACGTAGCAACTTTAGTATTATCAAACCCTGGCATATTTACTACAGGTCAATCAATAACAGTCTCTAATTGTGGTGCAACATATAATGGTACATACACATTAACCGGATCATTCCCTGGTACTACAGTGCCCGCTTCAATCGGCACAATGTTTTGGAGTACATACGCATTGAGTTCATACCCTAATGGCTACAGCTTTATTCAATACGCAAAGACAGCTGCGGATGACAATTTTCATTTTGTAAAACCATACGGCCGAGCCCTTGGCCCAGAGCATAAAGCACAGGCTTACACTGCGACCCCTGCCATAAGAGAGGCTGCGATGATCGTAGCTGTAGACATCTGGCAAGCACGTCA